CAATTACACAGAGACTTTTTATAACCTTCGAAAACTTCACAGCGTGTGGTGTGACCTACATGGTCTTGAGCATATGTCTGCCGATGAGATGAAGGCAGAGAACGAACACCAAGACCGATGGTTAGCAAGATTTTCACTGGCATGGGAGGGAATGGAAGACATAGGTAATCTACACCACTACGCCTACAACAATGCAGGGGAGGAACTATAATGAAAATAGTAATACCGTCTGAAACTTGGGTCGAGCTTTATTCGGAATTGGCGGCATGGCACGTTCAAGAGGCTCAGGTTAAATTCGAGGAAGCGGCAGGTGATGTTGAAAACATTTTAGAAGATTTTTTTGAAAAGGGGGAAGCATGAATAAAAGTTCTGGTAATGGTATACAAGTTTTACTACTAATTACTTGTAGTATACTGTCAAGTAATGTATTATCTGATGAAGTTTACGACAGAGAAACAGGTAAGCATTATGAGGTTGAGTATGCAGGTGATGGGTTCTATCAATTCTACGACCATACAGATCAGTCTTATAGATATTATAGGCCTGACAACAAACAAGATTATGGGAAAGTAGAAGAGATCAGAGTGTATGACTCAAGTAAACAAGTATATAAAACATACGAGGTTGAAAAGAGATGACAGGGAAATATTACAAAACTAAAAGGGATATTCCCCCTACTGCACCATCACAATCTGATCTTTTTGGATCAGTAGATACAGACCACATACCTAAAAAGATGTGGGAAAAGTTTATACATAGTAAGTTTTATGGAGAAATGTATAAAGATAAATCAGGCTTTATAACTAAGGAGGTGGATGACAAACATATATCAGTAACGTTTTTAACAAATGAAGGACTTAGGACTTACACTAAGTTCAGAGATAAACAACTAAAGGAGACTATATGGAAATAAAAATAATTAAAGATGCTCCAATCGCTGCATCACAAACTGGAGCCAAAGATATAAGAGATATGCTTGTTATATTATTTAATGAGCGTGATATCAATAATGATGCAATCTATATAGATAAAGAAAGGGTCTTTAAAAACAGGCCTAATATCTTTACCGAAGATGCTGTGCTTTACGCACTAAATGCTATTAGAAGTAACTGTGTTCGATTTGCTAAAGCAATTACTTCTGAGCATAAAATATCAATGAGTAAAGCTATTGATGATAAAGGAAACTTTAAAGGTGTTTACGTTCGATTCAAACCCATAAACTTAGGAGACAAATAATGAGTAGTATTATTCTTGATTTTCCAAACAAAACCACAACTATCCCTTTAGATAGTAATGATCCATTTCCTACTGGTTATGGTGATGCTGACTTTGATGTGGCAAGAGGTGTTCTATCTTATACCACTCAAACAGAGCCATATGTAATAGAAAAAACTTCTAGTAAGCACGTTCTTTATAGAACTGATAATGGAGCTGAGTTAGGAATACATGGTAGGAACTACACAACTAATCTTAGGCAGCTTAACTATCGGACTATGATTGATAATCAACGTGAGGTTATTCGCTCCTCTGGTCTTAATTTAGAAGGCTTAGAAGAAGTTATTTCGGTAGGGGGTAATGGTGAGAAGTGTTTTGTTAAACATACACTTCCTAATGAGATAATGAAGACTCCAGGTGGAGATACAGCTTGCCTTACCTTCTTAGGACTCAGCTCCTTAAATGGTATCTGGCCTGTTAGTTTATCTTGTGGAGCTAATCAGTCAGCTTGTCAGAACAATCAGATCTTTGTATCTGGAGCATCAATGCTTTACAAGCACCGACACAACCAAAGACTTGATATAGATAAAGGTTATAAGCTTATAGCTGGATCTATAGATATATTTAGTAAAGAGGTTGACCTGTGGCACAAGTGGTCTAATACACCGATTACAGATGCTGAAGCTTTTCTTATGTTTTCTAAAGCAGCAAACTGTAAATATGTATCTGACTACAGAAATGAGCATGGGTTCGCAGGTGTTGTACCTAGCCAGTTAATTTTAGAAACTCCTGTCTATAGTAATACAGCTCTTATGTATATGTTTAAAGACAGATGGCTTACCCATTACAAGCCTGTATTAGGAGCTAACTATTGGGCTGCTTACAATACTCTTACTGATTGGTCATCTCATGGCCCTCAATCTAAAAAGGGTAAGCAGGTTGAAGCTAATAATATGGCTAACCTTAAAAATGACAGATCCAATAAAGTAATAGAAGTTGTTAAGAATACATTTTCATTAGCAGCTTAATCCCCCTATTCCCCCTCTGTAATTTGGAGGGGGTTTCTTTTTTAACAAGGAGTAATTATGAAACCACAGTTAGATGCGGTAATGGACTTTCCTCAGAACGAGAAGATAACGATACAGTTATTGGATCAGAAAGAGATATGGGTTCATATGTTTTGGACACTACAAACAGACATTCCAAATGATACTGTTAAGATGTCCTTTTATAATTATGTGTTAACCCACCCTACTGTAAAGAAACATAATAGAAAGTTTGGAGATAGTAATGAACTAAGCTTTCCTAACAGTAACTTTACACCTAAGAAATCTTTAAAGAACTTTAAAGATGATACTCAAGAGATCAGTTTTAGCACGATTTTCGAGATGTTTCCAGCTTTCTTAGAAGATAAATTTAACAGATCATAAACTACTTGACAGCCCTAGATACTACACAGTATTCTAGAGCTTCTATCTGGGGGTTTCTTTATATGCCTTTGTATAAAGAAGCTCCTACTAACCCAAAAGAAAGGAGCATTAATAATGCCAACTGTAAGCGGAAAAGCTATGTGGGCTTCAATCACACAACCTAATACTACCTATGAACCTGTCTGGTCAATCAATCTTGTAGTTGATGAAGCTACTGCAAAAGAGTTTACTGATAAAGGCTTTGGTTCTTCTGTTGTTAAACACAAGCCTGTATCTTGGGGTGATGAATCAGAGCAGCCTACCTTGATTATAAAGCGTAAAGTTCAAGGGCCAGGATTTGAAAGAACAGCCCCTGAGTTAGTAAGCGATAAAAGAGATACCGAAACAGGTAAATGGATTCCTCTTAATTGTAATGTAGGTAATGGTTCAGAAGTTACTGTTAAATACAAGGAGTGGGAAGCAACTCGACAGGGTACAACCTATAAAGGGCTAGACCTTGTAGCTGTTCAAGTTACCAAGCTTGTAGAATACGAAGCTGACAATGATGAATTTTAAGGGGAGAGTATGACAACACAAAAAGATTCTTTAACTATTGGAGATAAAACGTATGATGTAACTAAGTTTCCTCCTGCAGCATTAGTTCATTGGCCTAGAGTTCAAGAACAGCAAGAGAAACTGAATAGGCTGCAACTTGAATATGATGCTACTAGCAGAGCTAAACTTAGTTACATACAAGAGATTCAACCTATGCTTACTGATGATATGTTGATAGAACCAGATTCTGATGAATCTTCCGATTAATTATTTATACTTCTAATCCTTGAGGAGTTAATTATGGCATTTGTCAAAGAACGATTACCTTGCGTTATGCCTGACTGTGATAGTAGCGATGCAGCAGGACTCAACCAAGATGGATCTTCTTATTGTTTCTCTTGCCAAGGTTGGGCTAATAACTATGATAACCCAACTAAGTTCAGGAGAAATGGTAAGGATGTAATGGGGCTTGCTACTAAAGCCCCTGTCCCACCTTCTAAGCCAGTAGAAAAAGTGACCAATATCAAAACACAAACACTTAAAAATACTGATTTAGATATATCCAAAGCTTCATTCAATCCATTAAAAGATAGAGGACTATCTGCTGATACTGCTAGGTTCTACGGTGTTAAGAGCGTATTAGACTCAGAAGGCAATCCTTTACAGCATTGGTATCCCTACTATCAGGACAATGAAATTGTATCTTATAAAGTTCGTAAGGTTGAAACCAAAGACTTTAGATGGGTACATCTCAAAGATACAGATAATAAAAAGTTATTTGGTCAGCAGTTGTTACAAGGTGGTGGGCCTATACTTACTATTACTGAAGGTGAGTGTGATGCTATGGCTATCTATCAGATGCAAGGCAGTAAGTATGCTGCAGTATCTGTGAACAATGGCGTACAGTCTTTGAATGAGATCAAAGCTAATCTTGAGTTTATTGAGTCATTTAAAGAAGTATTTATTTGTTACGACAATGAGCCTAAAGCAAGAGAAGCTGCCAGAAAGGTAGCTGATTTAATTGCAGGTAAGGCTAGGATAGTCATACTTCCAGATGAATACAAAGATGCTAATGAGATGTTACAGGCAGGTAAGGGTGCTGAGTTTAGTAGAGCTTTCTGGGCGGCTCAGACCTACACCCCATCGGGGGTTATCAATCTATCAAATAAGATCTCAAGTCTTAGTACAAGGGAACAGAAGCCCTCTGTACCCTATCCTTGGCAGGGACTTAATAAAAAGCTTATTGGTCTGAGACAAGGAGAGTTAGTTACCTTTACAGGTGGTACTGGTCTAGGTAAGTCTTCTGTAGTAAGAGAGCTACAGTATCACTTACTTACTCAGACTCAGGACAATATCGGTATTGTTGCACTAGAGGAGAGTTGGGAGCGTACTGCAGATGGTATCTTATCTATCGAGGCTAATCAGAGATTATACATTGATGATATACGAGAGGCCTATGGTAAAGATAAATACATAGAGCTATCTAACAAAGTATTAGGCGGTGATAATCAAGATAGGTTATGGATACACGCTCACTTTGGAGCCAGTAACTTTGATGAGATCTTATCTAAGATTAACTATATGATAGTAGGGTGCAACTGTAAGTGGATAGTAGTAGATCACCTACAGATGATTGTGGCTGCATCTGATGATAAGAATGAGCGATCACTCATAGATAAGATTATGACTGAGCTAAGAAAGATAGTAGAGAAGACAGGTGCAGGACTGTTACTTGTATCCCATCTTAGAAGGCTAGAGGGCAATCAAGGTCATGAGAATGGCGCACAAGTAAACCTATCACATCTTAGGGGATCAGGTGGTATAGCTCAGATCTCAGATTGTGTGATTGCACTAGAGCGTAATCAACAGTCTCAAGATGAAGACGAGGCACAAAAGACTAGGCTTAGAGTTCTAAAGTCTAGATATACTGGTGAAGTAGGTATTGCTACTCACTTACAATACAATGTAGACTCAGGTAGATTATCTGAAATACTTGACAAAGAAGACGATCCTTTTACTGAGTATGAGGAAAGTCGGGATGAGCATGATGATATACCTTGGTAAAGGTGGAGGCTATGAAGTCGTATGTTTTCGATATAGAAACAGACGATATCAAAGCTACTAGAATATGGTGTATATCTTTATTAGATACTGATACAGAAGAACAATTTACTTATGGCCCTTCAGAAATACATGAAGGCCTCAAGATGCTAAAAGAAGCAGACAAGTTAATTGGTCACAATATTCTAGGCTTTGATATTCCAGTAGTTAAAAAACTTACTGGGGTTGATCTATATAATAAAAAGCTAATAGATACCTTAGTATTATCCAGATTGTTTAATCCCATTAGAGAAGAAGGGCATAGCCTTGAAGCTTGGGGATATAAACTTAAATACCCAAAGATAGATTTTGAGGAATACTCATCTTTCTCTATTAAGATGTTAGAGTATTGTGAGAGAGATGTAGCTCTCAACTATAAGATCTATCAGCATCTAAAATCTGAAGGAAAGAACTTTTCTTCCAAGTCTATTGAACTAGAACACAGTGTTGCTGTATTAGTAAATAATCAAAGAGATTATGGATTCTTGTTTGATTTTCAACATGGTATGCAGCTACTAGCCAACCTTAACTCTGAGTTAGAAAAGAATAAGGTTAGTATCCAAGAAGACTTCCAGGCTAAGAAAGAAATAGTAGAGATATTTCCTAAGTACAATTCTAAAAATGTTCTTCTTAAAACTGGCATTACCAAAGATAAAAGAAATGTTCGTTTATCTAGCCATGAGTTCTCAGTTATGGAGAAGGATAAAAAGGTTGTAAGAATTAATATTGAAGAATTTAATCCAGGATCTAGGAAACAAATAGGTATTTACTTACAGAAACTAGGGTGGCAGCCAGAAGAGTTTACACCTACAGGGCAGCCTAAAGTAGATGAAACAATACTAGGAAAGATTGAAGGGATTCCTCAAGCTGAACTATTAACTAATTATTTAATGCTACAAAAACGAATAGCTCAGATTAAAAGCTGGTTAGATGAGTTAGATGCAAAAGATAATAGGGTTAGAGGATATGTTAATCCAAATGGAACTATTACAGGACGCATGACACATAGAGGGCCAAACATGGCTCAAGTGCCTAGTGTATCTTCTGTGTATGGTTCAGAGTGTAGGGCTTGTTGGATAGTCCCTAAGAACTATAAGTTAGTAGGGATAGACGCATCAGGGCTTGAGCTAAGAATGTTAGCTCATTATATGAATGATAAGGAGTATACAAATGAAATCATTAATGGAGACATACACACCGCTAATCAAAAACTTGCAGGGCTTGAATCAAGAGATCAGGCAAAAACTTTTATCTATGCACTCATCTACGGAGCAGGAGATGAAAAGCTTGGATCTGTGGCAAAAGGATCTAGACGAACTGGTAAAAAACTTCGAGAATCATTTATCTCTAATCTCCCATCATTCAAGAATCTTAGAAATAGAATTGAAAGAGAAGCTTCAAAAGGAAAAATTAAGGGCTTAGATGGTAGGACATTAATAATAAGAAACGAATACAGTGCTTTAAATACATTGCTGCAAAGTGCAGGAGCAATAGTAATGAAAGAAGCATTGGTTTGTTTTAGTAATCTCATCTCAAACTTAGATGCTAATGTGGTAGCAAATGTTCACGATGAATGGCAAGTAGAGGTATATAAAGATCATGCTGAAGAAGTAGGTGATCTGGGTGTTAAAGCAATTAGGGAAGCAGGAGTTCGGTTATTCTTGAACTGTCCTCTTGATGGAGAATATAAGGTGGGTCTTAATTGGAGTGAAACACACTAATGACTAATATAGTTGAAGATATACATAAGATCTTAGGAGATATATCTTTAGGAAAAGGAGATATATCTGAAGAATTAATTGAAGAGTTTGGAGAAGAAGTAAAACAAACTCTTAGAGATTGGAGTAAAACTAAACCACAAGAAGGGTTTCAACTAAGAGTCTCTAATCTTGGTAAGCCTCTTAGGAAGTTATGGTTTGAAAAGAGAAATAAAACTTATAACGAACCTATACCACCATCTCTTAATCTTAAATTTCTTTATGGGCATATTCTAGAAAGCCTAGTTGTATTCTTAGTTAAGTTATCTGGCAATAAAGTTACCGATCAACAAAAAGAAGTTGAGATAAATGGGATTAAAGGTCACTTAGATTGCAAGATTAATGGGACAGTCGTAGATATAAAATCAGCTTCTAGGTTTGCTTTTAATAAATTTAGTAAAGGGCTGCTTACTGAAGATGATCCATTTGGCTACATTCCTCAACTATCAGCTTACGAACACGCTGAAAAAACTAATGATAGTTATTTCTTAGTAATAGATAAAGAAAGCGGAGAGCTTTGTACTTATAAGCCAGATGACTTTGATAAACCAGATGTACCTATGATGGTTAATAATGTAAAGAATTGGTTAGATGGTGAGATACTTCCTGATAAATGTTTCCCTACAGAACCTGAAGGTAAAAAAGGTAATAAAAGGATTAATAAGAACTGTGTTTACTGTGAGTTTAAAAAGGAGTGCTATAAAGATTCTAATGATGGTAAAGGCCTTAGAGTATTTAACTATGCTAAAGGCCCACTATTCCTGGCAACAGTTAAATCAGAACCTAAAGTAGAAGAAATATATGAATGGTAAAAGAGCAAAGAAACTAAGAAGAACAGCTAACTATTTATTAAAAGCATGGATTGTAAGAAACACCAACAATGATGCAGATATTAATGATCCTATGCTGGCTAACTACTTGCCAAAAGATCCTTACTTTGTAGATAACACTACAAGGAAAGCTAATTTCTATACACAAAAATGGGCGGTGAAAAAATTAAAACAGTTAATAAAAGCCAAGCAGCCAATAAATCTAGATCTAAAACTAGAGGAAATGGTATAGCTTTTAAAAAAGGCTATAGGAAAAAACGAGTACCTAGACCTAATGATAGATCTAGTGTGGAAGGATATGATTCTAATTGGGAGTATCTTCTTCATACCAGTATATTAAAAGATTGGAGTATTCACTCTGAAACATTTGATTATACTGTTGATCATAAATATTACCCTGATTTTATTAGGCATATAGATGGAAAGAAAATTCTACTAGAAGCTAAAGGAAGGTTTTGGGATCATGCTGAGTATAGTAAATATACCTGGATTAAGAAGTATTTATCTGAAGATACTGAGTTAGTCTTTCTCTTTGCTGAACCTACAGCTCCTATGCCTCAAGCTAAAAGACGTAAAGATGGAACCAAGCGTACTCATTCTGAATGGGCTGAAGCTAATGGGTTTAGATGGTTTAGTTCTCATAGTATCCCTAAAGAGTGGATAGACGAAACTTCTCAGTTAGAAGAAGATCCTGAAAGGATATTGGAGGTGGAATGAGTAGATGGCAGGATAATCTTCCTGAAACAGATCTTAAAATAAACCTAGATGATGAGCCACCTGAAGCCTGGGATAGAGCTTATAATACAGGTAGACCTAAAGAGTGGAAGAAAAAAAAAGTGATAGGAGTTTTTGATGGCTCAATAGTAGACGATAAAATTAATCCTAATTACTATAGTAAAAATAACACTGAGAGTATTGCCATGAGTAAAAAGAAATATATCTACTCTGCTGATGTAGTTAGGATAATTGATGGAGACAGTATTGTATTAAAAGCAGATCTTGGATTTGATGTATGGATAAAAAAATCATTTAGGCTTAATGGTATTGATACCCCTGAATCTAGAATTAATATTAAAAAGTATCCTGAAAGGAAAAGAGAAAAAGAATTAGGACTGAAAGCTAAACAGAGACTAAAAGTTCTTTGTGGAAAGAAAGTGGTAATAGAGGTAGTAGATAAAGGTAAATATGGTAGACCTCTAATTAATATTTTCACTGGTGAAACAGAAAGAGATATATGTAAGATTCTTATAGAAGAAGGGCTTGCTATTAAATATCAAGGAGAAAAGAAGACTCACGTATGGTAAAGACTGTTGCGGGATGTCTAGTTTGTACATGGCTAGATGATCTCCTTGGTCGGTGAGTGGCAGCATCGATGCGAAAGATAAGATGAAGTATGGCGCAACAGACCTTAATGTATGTAGGTTCATTAACCATCAATCTTATCAACTGCCACATCTATTAACTTAAAGGAGAGATATATGTCATTTTTTAGTTGGCTTAAAAAGTTATTCACCGAACCTGTCATTAAAGAAAAAACAGAAGCTGTTGTCGAAGAAGTAAAGAATACTGTCTCTGAAGGTATTGATGAGATTAAAACTAGAAGAGAAAGGGCTAGAGATAATAAAGGTAGGTTTGTTGCTGATGATCCTGATACCGAAAAGAATGAAGCCTATAAAGACTAATGGAGCTTATCTTCTGTATTGGTTTTTTAAGTGGGTATCTATTAGCTAGACTAACTTAATAAAGTTTATCATCTTGTAGTAATAAATCACCCCACCTAGATATACAAGTAGCCTCAACATCAAAGTTAAACTCAATGTGTTTCTTAGCTTTCTGACACTCATCTATTTGATAATCACCTGTAAAGGTGTCAAATACATACCAAGTGTGTAGGGACATTAGATAGAGAACAGTAGTCATTAAATCCCCTCTTTGTGACCACATCTGAGGGGAAAGATGTTCCTTGAAAACTTTAAGGTGATTAAAAGTTTTTGGTCTATCATCATGAAAAACTCAGAGATTAGAGAGAATCCACTAAGTTATAAACATATAACCACATTAGCTATAATATGTCTACCATTTTACTTTATGCGCCCAATATCTAGCTGAAAGTTTAGAAGGTTTGGCATCTTGAGCATTATGCCTAGCATAGTAAGACTTTCTCCTGGCTTTATCTTTTGCTGTTTTAGGATTCTTACCTGCCCCTCTAACTCCTTGCTGACCAAAACGTATGGTCTTTACCTTATCTCCTACCTTAGCAACAACTACATGGCTTTTGGTTTTATGGTTGGGAGTTCTTTTAGGTTTGTTATAGCCGCTTACTCCTGCCCTAACTAATCTAGGATCACGTTTAGACTTACCACCTTTTTTATATTCTTCTCTCATCCTTTCTTCCTGTAGGCTCTAGTCTTCTTAGCAATACGCTTAGGCTGCTTAGAATGTTGTTTACCTTTTTTGGTATCCTCTCTTTTCTTTCTAGTAGTAGCTGCATATTCTTTATCGCTAAGTGCTTTAATGGCTTTCTCAGGTAAATACCTTTCTCCTGTTTTGGCACTAGGTTTACCAGACTTAGTACGCCACTTTTGTTTAGTCCAGCTTTTTAAAGATCGTTGAGATTTTTTAAGAGGCATTTTTACGCTTCCTTCTTAGGGCTTCTTTACCACGTTTAGCTATGGCTGCTTGTTGTTTCTTACCAGCTACCTTAGCTCTTTGTTCTAGCACAGTAAGTATTTGTATCTTTCTAGCAAAAGGTTTATTTATATTTTTAACTTTACGAACTGTATCTCTAGCATCTTGAACAGTAGCATATTTAATCCTAACTGTATCTTTAGGATTTTCATCAGTGTAAAGCCTACGCCCTGATCCTTTAGGTTTTTTACCTGTACCTTTCTTTGGATCAGCCATTATTATTTATAACCTCCACCTTTCTTTTTATATTCAGAGGCCAATAACTGTGCTTTTCTCGCACTCCATTGTCCAGGCTTACCTCCTTTTGAACCTGCTTTAATCTTATTAAATAGGTTTTTACGCATAGTTGGCTTGGTGTAATTACCTGCCTCGTTAACTCTACTCTTCTTTTTCTTTGCTGCTGACTTCTTCTTTGCTGGCATCTTGTTCCTCATCTAGTTCTTTATAGTAAGTGATTATAGAGAGTGCCTGACGAATGTATCTTTTAATCTCTGCCATATTAATAGATAAATTCTCATACCCTGCAGGGCTTACACCATAGTATACATTAGTAGGTGCATTGCCTTCTTTCAAGTCTGTAAGGTATTCATCCATAATAGCAGGAGTTAAAACTCTCCATTCTACAGGTCTGGTATTAATTCTATTGGGAAGAGGAGGGTGATAAATAGCAGCAGGTTTAGTAATAGTAACTACTTCTACTGCCTTTACTTCAGGTGTATAAGGCTTGTTACCTATTAAGCTGCAGCCGCTACTGGCTACTACTAACAGGAGTAGTAAGATTTTCAAAGTCATTCAAGACCCCTTTAGTTCCTTTGTTAATAATATTTTCTATAAGCTTAGGCTTTCTTAAACTAAGCATATTCATATTGTGCTTATCAAATTTACTTTTAAGGTTATTAACTTCTTCAAGAGATTTTCTATTTTGTTCTTGTAGTAAATTAATCTTTTGGAATGTAATCTTTTTATCTTCTTCAGCCTGTAATATTTGTTCATTAAGACCTTTAATACTGTTCTCTAATAATAATTGGTTGTCTGCACATTGCCTTAATTGTAACGCCATCTGTTCTTTTTCTGCTTCAGTCTTATCATAGTAAAGTTTGAATGATCCTGCTAAAACTACTAATGCTACACCAAGTCCTGCGCTGACTTTCCACATAGAACCACTCCTACTCGTAGATGAATTGCTTTTTAGAAACCCTCTTAGGAACACAATAGGCTGTAATATTTTCTTGACGATAGTAAGGTCTATCATTAGGACTCCACTTACCTTGCTCTATTGCACTTGCAAATACATTGCATCTGTATACATCTCTAAATAACATCCCATTATCTGATACAACCTCTCCTTCTACAACTACTACTAATAAAAATGCCATTAGCATTTATATCTACCACATTTTCTCATGTTACGTTGACGTTCTTTAGCTTGTTCTAATCTTTGTTTAGCAGAATCTAATCTTCTTTCTTGAACAACTTCATAAATATACCAACCTGACCAAGCTATAAATACTAAAGAACAAATTATAAATAATATACTGGCTCTTTCTTTTAGTTTCTTCTGACGTTCTTTACGCTTTTTATGTATATCTTTTAGGTACTGTTGATGCTGCTTTTCTGATTCTTTACGGATACGCTCTGCATCTCTCCAAACATCTGACATTCCCATCATCATTAGATGATCTTTAATTTTGTTCTCTACAGCCTTGATTTCTCTACGTTTAATAGAGAGATCCATCGCCTCTTTAGGAGTTAAAGGGCGTT